GATCAAACTCGCTATTGTATTATAAACGCACCACTAATGACAAACGCTGCACAATACGTCATGCTTAATTTTGGGCATCACACACTGCGCTGGCATCTCGCTCAGATCCGCGCTGGACGTTCTACGGCTGAGCAGATTGCGGGTTACTACCAGCCGAATCCAAAAGACCCAGAGCAGCGCACAATCTGCAAAGGGTTGGCTGACCTGCTCAAAGCGAAATCCGAAGATCTTCCCGAAAGTCTGCGATGACACAGAGCGAGTACGTCAAACATTCCGGTCTAACCAAAGGTCGAGTCTCTCAGTTGGTCTCCAAAGGAATGCCGTTGGACTCAGCCGAAGCCGCTGACGCTTGGCGTGGATCTGGAGCGCAAAGGAGAAAGGCTGCTATCGAAGCGAGCCACATTCGATCAGAGCCTTCTGAGGGTCCATATCGGCCACCAGAATCCGAAGCTCCGGTTAATCCTTCCATTGTTGCTGAAAGTACTCCGCAGGGAGCATACGAACGCCAGAAGCAGATTGAGCGAGCGTCTTACGGTCTGGCGGTTCAATCCCTACGCTCAAAGTCTCTCGACGCTGCTCGTATGGTCTCAGTTCACGCAACTGCGGCAAAGAACCTGATCAACGCTCGCAAAGACGTTCTCGACCTCGCAGAACGAGAGAAGCGACTAGTCTCCGGTGATTGGGTCAAAAAGGTAATGCAAGACCATGACGGGTCCGTAGCTCAACTGCTTAAGTCGATGCCAAAACAGCTTGCCGGTAGAATTGCTCCTCACGACCCAGAACACGCTGAACGCGAACTAGAGCGTTGGGTTCAAGAAGTATGTCTGAAAACTCTGCACTCAACCGATCCTTGGAAATGAATCAAATTGAACACCTGCTGGTCTCCAGCCTTATCCCTTACGCTCGCAATTCCCGAACACACTCTGACGAGCAGGTCTCGCAGATCGCGGGTTCCATCCGAGAGTTTGGATTCACCAATCCAGTCTTGATTGATGCGGATGGAACAATCATTGCCGGTCACGGTCGAGTGATGGCGGCAAGAAAGCTTGGGCTTGAAACCGTTCCATGCATCCGACTCGGACACCTAACTTCATCCCAAGTCCGAGCCTACGTCATCGCGGATAACAAGCTGGCTCTCAATGCTGGATGGGACGATCAAATGTTACGGTCTGAACTAGAGTCTTTGCAGGAAGACGGTTTTAGCATGGACCTCACCGGATTCTCGGACGATGAACTTGCCGAGTTGCTCGAACCAGAAGTTGTCGAAGGAGAAACCGATCCAGACCAGACTCCAGAAGTTCCGGTCGAGCCAATCACCAAGCTTGGAGATGTTTGGATTCTTGGGAATCACCGGCTGATGTGTGGAGATTCTACAAGTATTGAAAGCGCAAAGCGTTTAATGGGCGATGACTTGGCTGATCTGTTAATAACTGATCCACCTTACAACGTGGACATGACAGCTAAGAATGAAATGCTCCAGAAGGCAGGTAAGGCTAGAAAAGACGAGTCAACTTTTGGAATCCAGAACGACAAGATGTCTGATGGCGATTTCCGCCAATTCCTTAGAGATGTTTATTCAACAGCAAACTCAGTGATGCGGGACGGTGCTGTTTTCTACATTTGGCATGCAGACTCAGAAGGATACAACTTCAGAGGAGCTTGCATTGATGTAGAATGGAAAATAAGACAGTGTTTGGTTTGGGTAAAATCGGTGTTTGCAATCGGCAGAAGCGATTACCATTGGAAACACGAACCGTGCCTGTATGGGTGGAAAGACGGTGCGTCTCATTATTGGGGTTCAGACAGAAGCCAAACGACTGTCCTAGATTTCAAAAAACCAGCGAAAAGCGAGCTTCACCCAACGATGAAGCCGGTTGAGCTATTTGAATACCAGATTGGAAATAGCAGCAAAGCAAATGATGTTATTCTTGATCTCTTTGGAGGCTCTGGAACCACCGCAATCGCTTGTGAGCGTCTTAGTCGCAAAGCCCGTCTGATGGAGCTTGATCCCAAGTATTGCGACGTGATCGTAAAGCGTTGGGAGGACTTCACCGGCAAAAAGGCGGTTCTAGAAAAGGTTTAATGGAAATCCTGAACTGCCAGAAGCCGCGAGGGCTAGAAGCACTCCGTCAGAACAAGATCGCGCTCAAAGCCATTGAACGCGACACGGTTCTCCGGTTTTTGCCAATCGCAGACGATAAGCCTTCCCGCATCGACGGATTCATCTGGAACCAAAACTCTGGCGTAATTACCGGAAGTTATGAGGTGAAATCTCGGAATTACGGACTGGCGAAACTGGAATCAACCTTCGGCAACCAATGGATGATTTCATGGTCTAAGCTCCAAGCCGCTCTTGAGATTACCAAGCATTGCAAGATTCCGTTCTGGGGAATCCTGCACTTGGAGCCAGACGGTCTGGTGCTGATGGTTGAGATCTTCAATGAGAACGCAACTTGGGGTTGCAACGTGCAGTTGCGGGACAAGCTCATGGATGGGGTCAACGAGCGAATGGCGTTCTTGAATATGAGTGAAGCTCGAAAGCACCGGATCGAAGAATCAAATACGGAGTTGTTCTGATGCTTGATCTACAGCGCGAAATCCTAGAGTTCAGAAGACAGATCTACCGTCCGTCTCCACGGCAAACGGTTGTCGAGTGGAGCGAAGCCAACCTGACGCTGACTCAACGACAGACTGAACATCCCGGTCCATTCTCCACCGCTGTTCGTCCATATTGCCGAGAGCCGCTTGAGTGCTGGAAAGACCCGTCAGTCTCTGAGGTGACTTTGTGTTGGGGGTCTCAAACCTCCAAGACGACGACGCTCATGGCTGGATTGGCTTGGGCTATCGACACAGAACCGAGTCCCGCACTGTGGTTGATGCCATCCGAGAATCTGGCTCGCTCGTTCAGCAAATCCCGCTGGATGCCGCTTCTGGAAGACTGTCCCGCATTGGTGAAGCGGTTCCCTTCAGACAAAGACCAGATGACTAATCTGGAGCAGCAATTCGACCGCTGCACGTTGACCTTTGTGGGGTCAAACTCACCGGCAAATCTAGCGTCCCGACCGGTGCGAATCTTGGTCGCAGATGAGGTGGACAAATTCGCTGAAGCAACCGCTAAGGAAGCTGACGCTTTGGACCTCGCAGAACAGCGGCTTAAAGCGTTCAGCAGTTCCAAAGCCTTCTTCACCAGCACTCCGACAACCTCCGAAGGCAGAATCTGGCAGCGTTATTTAAGGGGAGACCAGCGACGGTATTACATCCCGTGTCCGCATTGCGCGGAATACATCAAGTTGGAGTGGAAGCAAGTCACTTGGGACAACGCGAAGACCGAAGACGGAAAACCAGACTGGCAGCGCATCCGGTCGTCAGCGCACTACGTTTGCCAGCTTTGTCAGGGTAAGATTTCGGATTCCCACAAAGTCGCAGCGTTGCGCCATGGAAAGTGGATTGCCGAGAATCAAGCGAGCTTGCCGAGTGTCCGATCTTACCACTTGTCGTCTCTTTACTCACCGGATCGTAAATGCACTTGGGGACACTTGGCCGTCTCGTTCTTGGAAGCCAAAGCTTCAATGATGGGGTTGCAGGGATTCATTAACGGAATGTTGTCGGAACCGTGGGAAAACCAAGAATCTCAACAGGAGCGAGTTGAGATCGTGTCTGATGCTGGACTCCCCGAAGCCAGACGCTACCTAACCGCAGACGTTCAAGCCGCCGCTCCGTTTGTCTGGTGGGTTTGTCGAGAGTGGAGCAAAGGCAATTCGCGTCTTGTCGCTGCTGGTCATGCAGACGATTTCGCTGCACTTCGACGGATTCAACTTCAATACAACGTGCATGACATGGACGTTGGGATTGACTCCGGTTTCAACACACAAGCCGTTTATGATGCTTGTGCTGAGTTCTCACAAAGCAGCGGAAACCCGATCACTTATCCCTGCGGTCTCCGGTATCCACCAGAAGGAGGATTGAGAAAGCCAATGCTTATTGGTTGGATGCCAATGAAAGGCCGAGAAACCGGAGCGCGATTCACCAGTAAGACTGGCGCAATCCATCCCTTCGGCATTACGACATCAACGTCAATGCGGACTGATGCGGTCCAGCCTCTTCTGGTATTTGACACTGAGCATATGCGGGAAGTGCTTCAGCGGCTCCGTAAAGGGTCCGAGAATCATCAATGGACTGTTTGCAGTCTCCCTGCACCACTTGAGGCTGAGGGGGCATTTGCGGCTGATTCTGATACATACTGGAAGCATTTGGACTCTCACGTTCTAAAGCCAACTGCTAATCGAGCGGGAAGAATCAAACACTTGTGGTTCAAGCGAAACACTCGCTGGCCCGATCATTTGCATGACTGCGAATTGATGCAATTGGCGATGGTGATGTTGTGGAACGATCTCGCATCTACTAGTTCTGACAATTCTAGTAGTTGACTTCACAGTTGGTCTGTGAATAGTCCGCCCAAGTGTTGACCTACACCGTAGCAACTAAGCGGAGTTATTTGCGTACCACCTACGCAAGCAAAGCCGCTTTGACATTGCTTGAGGCTTTGACGGCAAAGCTAACGGTTGCCGCAAACGCTATAGAGTCTGGTCAAGTTGTCCGCTCAACTTCTAGTTCTGACGTTTCCGTTGAGTTCGCTGAACCCGGTAAGGGTTCCGCTTCCGCTGGTGAAATGTTGGAAATGTGGGAATCACTGCTCTCAGACTACGATCTTGCCGTGACCCTGTTGGCTGGAGACGGAATCACCAATCCGTCAGACCTCCAGATCTATAACAAGATGCTTGGGACCATTCTGGTTGCAGTCACTCGCTATTACGGTGATTTCACACAGTTCCGTCGTGAAGCCACAACCCGAATGAGCTAATGGGAATCCTTCAAACCATTGCTAATAAGCTGTTTCCCGCTCCCGTTAACAAATACGAGGGAGCCGGTCAGTCGTTGCGTCGTTCGTATCTTGATACGTCTTACACTTCGGCTCGCTTTGATGTAACGAGTTCAACTCGACAAGCCATTGTCCGTAAGTCCCGTTTCTTTGAGCAGAACAATGCTGTTCTGAATAGGCTTGGCGACTTGTTTGAGAGCTACACCGTTGGCTCTAGCTTCTCGGTTCAACCGGCTTCCAGCGATCCTGCTTGGAACCTTAAAGCCAAGAAATGGTTCGATGTTTGGAGCCGTTATCCCGATATTGGTTCGCGTCAGTCTTTTGCAACGCTGATGAGCCAAGCGGCTCGCGGTTGGTTCTTTGATGGCGAGAGCTTTATCCTTTTGACCAAAGGTGAGAGCGGAAAGCCGAGATTGCAGCTCATCGAAGCTCAGTCGATTGCGACTCCTGCTGGAATGGAGGCAGACCAGACCGTGTTTGACGGTATCCGATTTGATCCTAAGACTGGACGCGCAATCTCGTATTTTATCGGGTCAGAGAAGACTCAGGGTAATCTTACTGACGTTCGCTCAATTGGCTCTGACTCGGTGGTTCACATTTACGAGCCGAATCGTCCCGGTCAGCTTAGAGGTCTTCCGTTTGTCTCTGCGGTTATCAATGATCTTCATGATCTCGACGACTTGCAAAAGCTTGAGATGGAAGCTTGTAAGTTAGGTGCTTCCGTCGCTCAAATCGTCAAAACCGTCTCCGGTGAGGTTCAAGCAAGCAACCTCCGCGCTGGCACTGCTGGAACGACTCAAAACACCGCTGAAAACTATTACGAGCAGGTCTTTGGATCGTCTGTTAAAGTACTCAAGAACGGTGATTCATTTGAACAGTTCGCAACGGAGCGTCCCGGTGTGAATATGCGCGAGTACTGGCGTCAACTGACAGAAAAGGTCTGTGCTGGCGTTGGTATTCCTTACGTTCTTGTTTATCCCGAGTCCATGCAGGGAACTGTCTATCGCGGTGCGCTAGATATGTCTGCCGTGTGGTTTAAGTCTCGGCATCAAGTGATGTCGTCAGCGGCTCGACGTATTTATGAATATGTCATGGAGTACGCTATCAAGAGCGATCCCGCTCTCAATGATGCTCCGTCTGACTGGTATGAAGTAGCGATCACCGCTCCCCGCTCCCCGAATGTTGATGTTGGCCGCAATTCCGCTGCTCAGTTGGCTGAGTTGGAAGCTGGTATTCTGACTTACGATGAAGTTTACGGTGCGCGTGGACTTGATTGGCGTTCTGCTTTAGAAGCAAAAGCACAGCAAGCTTTGTTTGTGCGTCAACTCGCTGACAAATATGGGGTTGATGTCTCTGAGATTTCGGTGATTCAGAAAGAACGTCCTGCGGCTAGTGCTGCACCGGCTATTGACATTGAAGATGATTCTTCTGAATCTCCGTCTCCAGTTGCTCCGTCAGAAGGTGGATCACAACCGCTTGTTGTAGAACAAACCGAAGTGACCGCTTCAGTCAAAAAGCAACGTAAGCCGCGAGCCAAGAAAACAGAATGAGCTTCACTAAGAAATCAGATTGGCTTTATTACGCTCCTGCGGCTTCCGCTGGTGAGACTGCGACCATTCAGATCTTCGATCAGATTGGCGAAGATTGGTTTGGTGGTAACGGTCTATCTGGTAAGCAGTTCTCTGACGTTCTCAACGAAGTGGGCAATGGTCCGCTCTTGGTAGAGATCAACTCTCCCGGTGGTAATGTCTGGGACGGTCTGAGTATCTACAATCAGTTGCGCGGTCGCAAAGCTCCGGTGACTACCCGAGTGGTTGGCATTGCGGCTTCGATTGCTTCGATCATTGCTCTGGCTGGAGATAAAGTAGAGATGGCTGATGCCGCTCTAATGATGATCCACGATCCTTCTGGAATGGCTTCTGGTACTTCGGAGGATATGCGGAAAATGGCTGACGCTCTTGATCAACACGCTGAAGTTTTGGTTGGAGTGTACGCTAAGAAGACCGGACGCTCTACCGAATCCATCCGCGCTGCAATGAAGGCGGAGACTTGGTTCACCACCGCTGAAGCGATTCAGTTTGGATTAGTGGACAAGCCGATCAAACAGCTTGCGATGGCTGCTAAATGGCATCCCCGCGCTGTTACCAAGACCGCTCCCGAGACGGTCAAGAACAACCTCCGTCGAGGTCTTGAGCAATACGCTGAAGGTCTTGCCGGTGAAGGTCTTGAGAAGCAAACCGTTCTTGAGGCTGAGTCCCTCGTTGCTGGAGAAATCCCCACCGAAGATAAGGTTGAGAAGGCTAACGCTTGGTGGGGTCGCAATGAACGCTTTCTTGAGGCTGAACCTAATAGTCCCGCCGATGTCGCTGCCAACCTTTGGGGTGGTGCTGCTGGACGCGATTGGTTCCGCGCTCTTTACGCTCAATTGGAGCGTGAAGAACTGGAGGAAGATGATTCTCCAGACGACAAAGTTTCTGCGGATGGCAATAACGCTATCAGCGAAAATGGCAAAGTTTCTTTGCCGCAACCAACACAACAACCCGACACAAAAGATATGTCCGATAGCACTACTGTGACGGCTGCGGCTGCTCCTGCCGCTTCCGTTGATCTCGCGTCCATCATGGCTAAGCTCTCCGCTCTTGAGGCTTCCATGAAGTCTCCCGCCGCCGCTCCTGCTCCTGAGCCGGTGCGTCCCGTTATTGAGAATCTCGGCAACCCGCTGCTGGAGAAGCACAAGTCTCTCCGCGCTGGTGCGGAGCGTAAGGGTTTCTTGATTCAGAACCACAGCGAGTTGCTGCGTCAGTCCCGCTTGATCGCTCCCCAGAACGCGAACACTTTCGCTGCTGGTTTGGTTGTCGATTATCTCGCTGACTCGGTTATCACTGTTGCGACTTCGAAGTTGGCTATGGTTGCCAATTTCACGCGCAACGTTGGTCTGGATAACTTGCGTCCCCGCGCTACGGTTCAGGTGAAGAAGTTCACTGGTGGTGATGACGCTCAGGACAACCTGACCGACTTCGAGAACAACTCCAACAACGAGTCCACTCTTGCTGCTACCTCGGTGACTGTTAACCAGATCACCAAGACCTTCACTGTCACTCAGCAGGAGTTGAATCAGGGTTTCGCTCTGTCGGATCTCGCTCAGGGTTCCGCTGAGATCTTCGCTCTTGCTATTAGCAAGAAGATCACCGCTGTGATGACTGCTGGTAATTATGGTACTGCGACCACCATCGGTACTGCTGCCAACTTCGATAGTAGCGATCTCCCCGCGATCTTGGCTCTGGCTAAAAATTACCGACAGAAGCTGTTGCTGTTGGATGGTAGCCACATGGCTCGTTTGATGTTCTCCGGTCAGTTGACTGCTGCCGCTGGAACCAATCCGTTCCCCGATTCCCGTTATGGTCCGTTGAACAACGGATATTTCGGATTCGCGAACATCTTGGAGCAGAATGATTGGACCGGAGCCGTTGCTAACACCGCTGGTTTTGTTTGCGGTCAGGACGCTATCGCGGTTGCGAGCGGTCTGCCGGTTGGAATGATCGCTGGTGAGTTCGTCGAGCAGCGCACTGTCGAACTGAGCAACGGTCTGTCTGTGTTGCTCTCTGTGTGGTACAGCCGAGCCAGCCGCGCTCATATGGCTTCGTACGACATCATGTTTGGTGCTGCCGCTGCGGACACTACGCAAGCTGAAGTTCTGGTTACCGCTTAATCCTTAAGGATATGCGTCTCGCTACTACCATTGCGGTGGACAAGAACGGCAAATCCAAGCTCGTTGCTGGTCCCGATATTGATGCGTCTCTCCAACGCGACAATTTCAACACTGCAAACGTTCCCGAAGGAGGCAAGCTTGTCCTGTTCATTCAGGGAGCCTTAGCACCGAAAGTTCGTAAAGGTTAACCGTTAAAATTGGGGAGGTCGCTGGAAAGTTCCGGTGACCTCCCCTCTAACCGAAAGACAAAATGGCTGGAGTTCAAACCGATATTGCAACGCAGGATTCGATGGGTTTTCAGGGAGCAGTCCCTATCACCACAACCGCATTAAATTCTGCTGGTTATACTGCAATCCAGTTTGCCGAGAGCGGGACTCTGACCAGTATCGCTGGTCTTGGATTCTCTGGCACTTGGACTGGTATCACGTTCCCTGCTGGATTCATTATCCGTGGACGTATCACCAGCTTTCAACTCGCTTCCGGCAAAGTTGTCGCGTATCTCGCTCGTGCTTAATGACATTGGACCTGTCATTAGATCTAGCCGCTGAAGGAGATTCAGCGATTGATCCATACCCTCCCGCAGCGCGCAATATGCTGCAAGAGGATGAGTTTCTTGTCTTTCAAGAGGACGGGACCTCTAAAATTGTTTTCTCACTGATTACCGACTAACGCTTTCACATTATGCCAGACTCAAAGATTACAGCACTTGCCAGCACTGGAACCGGAACCGATCCGGCAAACGATCCGCTGGTCATCGTTGACGTTTCCGATACGTCGATGGCAGCGACTGGAACGACCAAGAAGGTCACGCTGAACAACCTGCTGGCTTGTTCTCCCACCGCCACCCTCGCCTCCGCCACCATCACCGGCGATCTGACGGTGCGGACGAATAAGTTGGTGGTTACGAGTACTGGTGTGGGTATTGGGACGGCTACACCAAACAGCCCGTCACATTTTTACGGATCAGGCCGCGTGATGCAGTTCCAACCGGCAGCATCTACGGCTAACACATTCCTTGCATTTTCCAGCGATAACTTTGTTTCAAACCGCTCACTTGTTGGAATTGATGGTTCAGCAGCGAGTATTTGGGCTGTTGGAGGTTCTGCATACTCTCTTAACATCGGAACGATTGATTCCAATTCAATTTGTTTTGGTGCAGCTAATGCAGAACAATACAGGATTGCTCCATCTGGTGTATTCACTTGGTACGACGGCGCAGGCGGCACTCGAATGACCCTGAACTCCACGGGGCTGGGCGTGGGGGTTAGTCCTGAACTCAAGCTCCGAGTTGACGGACCTACTGCGGCTCCAGCTACCAGCGGGTCATCGACCACAAACGGTGCTTTCCGTATCGGTGCGCAGGGTGCTGGAACCAATTTGTGTTTAGATTTTGGTATTTCGACTAGCGGCGGATTCTACGCATGGTTGCAAAGTCGCACTCGGTCGGATTATTCAGTCAACTACGACCTCGTTCTCCAGCCCAACGGTGGCAACGTCGGCGTGGGGACTGCGAGTCCGGCGTTCAAAATTGATGTTTCCGGTTCTGCTGGCAGTGGAATTCGTTTTACAGGAAACAGTGTCTCATCAGTTATGGGTGAGACTGGTGGTTTCGGTTTGCTTGGAACAACGACAAACCACAATCTCGGATTATACACCAATGGATCGGTAAAGGCCACTATTGATACCCTTGGAAACGTCGGCGTGGGGGTTAGCACATTCGGAACTTCTGCCGCTAAAGTATTGGCTATTGGAACCGGAACAGAGCCGACAACCGGACCCGCTGGAACTGTACAGTTGTTCACTTCCACTCGTTCTGCAAGTAACACTATTCCTGCTATTTTTACCGAGGGTTCTGGTGTAACCAACGCAGCAATCACAAACACCACTGTGACCAACAAGATTGCCATAAAGGTTAATGGAACGATCTACTATCTTCTCGCCACAACTTCTGCTGCCTAATCCCATGATTACCCTCTCTTGGATCATCGAACGCCTTCTCGTTAAACCCACCGAAGGTCCAAACACCGATGTCGTTATCACCGCCGACTGGCGATGCAACGGCACTCAGGATAACTACAGCGGCACTTGCTACGGCAGCGCGTCGTTCCAGCCTCCGTCTGGTGATTTCACTCCTTACGACCAGTTGACCGAGCAGCAGGTGCTGGATTGGTGCTTCGCAAACGGAGTCGATAAGACCGCGATTGAGGCGAACGTCACCGCGCAGATCAACGACCAGATCAATCCGCCGGTCATCGCTCCTCCGCTGCCGTGGTTACCTCCGGTTGAAATCGTCCCGCCGCTCGTTGAGCAGGCTGTGCCGGTTTTGATTGCGGAGGAGCCTGTCGTTTCCGACACTGCCGCCTGATATGATCAAGATCGAACTCACTCCGCAGCAATTCAACCAGCTCTATGAACTGCTGGTCATTGGTATGAAGGCCGGCAACGTCCAAAACATGAAGGTCGGACTGCCGCTCGTTGAAATCCTCGAAACCGCAGCCGCGCAACACAAACCCGAGTAATGCAAACCGATACCAACAGCAGCAATGGAGTTGGAGTATCTCTAGCAACTGCTGCCGCTGCTGGTGCGGTTTCATTCATCCCGCAACTGACACAGTGGTTCCAACTCGGAGCCGCTGTGTTGGCTTTTATAGCTGCTGCAATTGGACTCTACAAAGCCCTCAAGAAATGAACTGGAAAACGACTCTCGCTGGTGTTGGTGCAATCATGGTCGCAATCGGAGGCGCACTCAAAGCACTCTTCGATGGAGACCCCTCCACCAACATTGATCTTGCTGCTACCATTGCCGCTGTGACCGTTGGATTTGGCTTGATCGCTGCCAAAGACGCAGACAAGAAACCAAAGTGAACGTCATTGAGCAGATTGTCACCGCTCTCTTAAAGTGGCTGACTGGTCTGGCTAAAACTGAACCCACTGCCGAAGATGCAAAACCAGATAAAGAGCTTAAGCAAAAGCTTCTGGATCGCATTGACCGTGCTGGTAGGTAGCTGTGGCTGTGGGACTCGCGTTGTCTACGTCCCCTATGGTGAGCCGGTAAGGCTTGCTGAGAGCGTCAAAGCGCGAGTTTGGGTCAAAGGAGCGGACGGTGTTTCTGTGCGCTCCACGGGTCGTATAACGCTGTCAGAAGGTTGGTACGCATTGCCGAAGGAATAGTATGTCTCAACAAGTCATCAACGTTGGTTCAACCGCAAACGACAACAACGGAGATACGCTCCGTGGGTCATGGATCAAAGCCAATGCCAACTTCGATGAGATCTATGCTGCGCTACCGCTGACCGCTCCGTCAACGTGGGTTCCTACGCTGATTGACTCCGGTGGTGGTAGAACTTTTGCTTTCACGGTCAATACTGCTCGGCATACGTCTATCGGTTTTGTGTCCACCTTTACAGTTGATTTGACCATCAACTCGGTGAGCGGTTCTGCGACCGGAAACCTGCGGTTGGGTCTTCCAGATCCAGTTACTTACGATGCGGCTGTGTCCATCTGGTTGGACAATGCGACGAATCAAGCGAAGACTTCTGTCATTGGTAAGATTGTCGGAGGCACTTCTTACTGCGAGTTGAGCCATTACGAAAATGGAGACATCACAAGTCTCGCAAGCCAGCTCCAAGCTACTTCACGCATTCTTGTTTCTGGCGTCTACTTCACAGCGTGAACCTGATTGCAACCAGTCTCCAGTTGGGGATGTCTGTGCTACAGAGCGCGATGGGAAACCCATCTTTTCTCTGGCAGGGAGTGCTGGTTCGTTGTCTTCCCGCTGCAATCACTGACGCAAACTCGGTTATTGCCGGTGGTTTCCAAGATAACGTCCAAGCGCGGATCTTGGTTAAGTTCTCTGACTGGAGATTGGCAGACTCAACGCTTGTAACCGTTGATGCTTCGGTCTGGTCTTGTGACGTTGGTTTTACCGCTGACCGACTTTTGCAGGAGAGCGGAAGTCTGCTCCTCCAAGAGAACACTGACCGCTTGCTTTTGACTTTTGGCAAAATGATTCCGGTGGTGGGTCGTCTTGTGACCTACGATGGAAGACAAATGCGGATCATGTCCGCAAAGCGTGACGGCTCCGGTGCTTACTACGCTCTTGAGCTTGGAGCTAAAACCAAATGACGCCAACCGTCACAGTCGATACGTCCCGCTTTGACGCTGCTTGGAAGGAGTATCTGCCCAAGACTCGGCGGTCTTTGGCTGATGCTGTTAATTCCCGCACGTTTTTCTTGATGCTGCGGTTGTACATTCTGCTTCCGCCAAAGTCCCCACAAGCGGCTCGAAATAAGATCCTCGACTACTTCAACCGCCCGATTGGAGCGAGAAGGATTGACAAGAAGACCGGCAAGTTTCTCGGTCGTTCGCGTGAATTGCGCTTGGTTCACTTGATCGCTCAATCAAAGAACGCAAAAGCTGGAAAAGCAGGTCTCTACGGTCAAGATATGCGTGACGCTGCTGGCAAGCTTCGTCGTCGCGCTGCTGGTTCAGTTGGTTACCTCAAGTCTGCTGTAACCAAAGCGATCAAGAAGCTGTCTCCGTCGTTTCAACAATTTGGTGGAACTCGACGGGCAAAGAAGGGTTTCGCTCAAGTGCGGATTGTCGCTGGAAATCAAGCTCTCATCAATCTTGCGAACCAATACGGGTTGCCCCAAGAGAACGTTTCAATGCATCGCGGGTCTTCAGCGTATGCATACAATGCAAAGGCTGGTTTTTCTCCTTCTAGTCATGTCCGGTTGAACATCGGTCTTGCTGACAACCAGATCGGAAAAGTTGAGGCAATCTACTCAAAAGCGATGCAACAAGCCTACAACGACGAAGCCAAAGAACTTGAGGGTCACATTACCGCTGCGTTTCAAGCGGCTTTTGATGGTTCTGAATCGAAAGGTATCGTTGTTCAATGAACGCCGTTGCTCTCAGAACCGAACGCGCTCTTGTCGATTGGCTTGCCGCTCAAGACTGGTCTGCGTCTCCGCTTGGGACTCCTGCTTGTCTCACCAGCTACGGTCATGGAGCGTTTGCCGATCCAGATCTTGAAGATCGGATGCCAGACTTTCCGCGCATCGTTGTGCGCTCATCGACTGCGGTTCCGGTGCATCCTATTGACCGGACTTGTGAAGTAGATGTAACCGCTACGCTTCAGCTTTCCGCTGACGATACTCCCGAATACAACGTGCTGGCTACCGTTGCAGCGTTTGAAGACATCCTGCAACCGCTATTCGTTGACGACAACATTTCAGATTTGAACGTTGGAGATTCCGATCCGTCTGGCGGATTTACTGCATTCTTTGCTACCTCAACAGACTTTGGAGTAAATGACACTAGCGAAAGAGCTAGAACTTTCTCGCGTTCAATGACAATTTTTGCAGCAGCAAACTCATAACACACTAACAACATGGCACTTTCAAAAGGTCTAGCACTAGTCTACGGAGCAAAGGGGACGATTCAGCTTTATACGGTTGGAGTCTCAAATGCTCTTACTGCGCTAACGAGCGGAACAATCACCACCATTGAGAGCTACGACGCGACCCATGAGGCCGATGTTGAGCAGATTAAGAACTCTGCCGGTGAGGTTGTCGCTCAAGTCTCGGCTAACGAGCGGATTTCGCTCAATGTCACTTTCATCCCAAGTGCTGCTACCTTTGCTCAAGCCAAACTTGCTGCCGGTCTTCCTACAGTCAACGGATATGCAGCTATTGCTGGTAGCGATGGCGTGACTGTTGGTGGTGTTTCCATTGATGGTGATTACGTTTATTCCGGTGGTGGAAGCGTCAAATTCACCAGCAGCGGAAAAGCTATGGTTACCATCACTGTGACCAAGTATCCGTCTCTTGCTGGCACTGCCGCTGTCTTCACGCTGTAATTGTGGCAGATCTTGCAAAGATACTCGCAGAGACCGGACCTCAAGCACCAATTGTGCTTGGGGTTCGACTCGTTCCCTACACCGTAGGTCATGCGATTGTCTTGCAGCGTTTGCGCTCCCCCTACGTTTTGGGTGGAGAAATTACACCGAGCGATTTAGCAGAGGCTGTGCTTGTTTGCTCACAGTCTCCGCTTGAATCCATCAGGTCCATCAAATCAATCTGGCGTGACCTCATTCTGTGGTTGTGGGGAAAGCGGATTGAGCGGATGAATTTGGTCGTTGAGTCCGACAAGTTTCAGTTGTGGCTCAAAGAGCAGTCAACCGCTCCCGAAGTGCTGATGGAAAGCGGAAGCAAGCCAAAGACTCCCGCGATGCCGTGGCCCGAACGGGTTCTTGTTGGATGTCTGAATATTGGGATTGCTCCTGACGATGCGATCCAGATGCCTCTTGGTGACGCAGAAAGGCTGATTCTAGCGCACGCAGAGATGATGGGGCAGGTTCAGTTGTGGGACGACCAGAGCGAAGCCATTTGGCAGAATCAACAAGCGAACTGATATGGGTGTACTTTCTCTACTTGTTAAGCTTGGTCTTGATTCCACAGCGTTTGAGATGGGCGTGAAACGCGCTCAGAGCGTTGGTGAAAAGTTTGGGAATAGCTTCAAAAACGCCGTCACAAGCAGACTTGCCGGTGCTTTGTCTGTGGCTGCTGTCACCGGATTCGCAAACTCGGTTGCTCAAGCCGCCGACCGTGTTGGAGAGCTTGCCGAACAGTTGAACATCTCAACCGATGATGTCCAAAAGTTCCAAATGGCAGCGCAACTCTACGGAGTAAAGTTTGAGGCTGTTGCTGCGGCCATTGCTCGCGTAAACGACGCAAGAACCGCTGCAATCGCAAATGATGGACCGCAGAGAGCAGCGTTTGAGCGTCTCGGCTTGAGTGTTCAGCAACTCTCAGACAGATCTCTTGGAAGCGAGCAAGTGCTTGTTGCTCTTGGTGAGAAGCTCAACGCCAATCGCAATAACGCTGAGATGATGGCTGCGGCTGCTGACTTGCTTGGTTTGAAGCTTACAAAGGCTGCGATGGCTGCTGGAACAATCAAAGACTTGGGTCCAATTGATATGTTCAAAGCGGAGGACATCAAGAACATTGAGAAATTCAACGATCAGATGGATATTCTGATTAAAAAGACTCAGGTTCAATCTGTCGCTGCTGCTAAGTCTTCATACAATGCGGTAAAACTTGCGTTTGATTTGTTCAATCTTACGCAAACTGGAAAAGCTGTTGCGTTTGCATCAAAGCTATCAATAGCACCAGCAGCGACAGCTTTAGATTTAGCTTCTGGATCTTCGCAGTTATTGGGCGGTGGTGCTGCTGCGCCAGCGGCTTCAACCGGACTTGCAGGAAAAGACGAAGACAGATTTGTTCCCCCTCAAATGCTTTTAGCTGCCATGAAAAGCGAGAAGTTTGGTCTAGGTGGAGCGCAAGACTCTCTTGCTCGCATTGGTGGATTCACTGGATTTCAAACTGGTCAGGATATCGCAATCAAACAAGCTGTTGAGCAGACATTGCAACTAAAGCAGATTGCAAAGAGTACAGCGCAAACGGCTCAAGTAATTTCCCGAGAATAATATGGCAACGATCAAAACCAATGTCATAACGCCAGTTGCAACTGGATACATTGAGGTTTCACGCCAATACAACAATGGTGATGGCACTGGTCGTTTCATCACTTACAAGTATCGTGGTAGCAAAGACGCTTTGCGGCTTGCGTCTGCTGATTGGGTTGCTGCTGGTGGTAAGTATCAGATAACTGAGGACGGACCCTATTCTGAGGCAACAGTTACTTTTGCTGGAACCAATTTTAACCCAAACAGTCCAACCGTTCAGGGTCCGCTAGACGAAGACGATCCTTCTCAAAGGTACGAATTCCGAACTGAATACTTGGATGCTCGCCTTTTTGATCTTCCAGCGGTTCGCGCTGAAGCTAAGCGATTTGTTACAACGTTTGGTTCTGGGTCAACAGTTGCCGATTACTTTGCTGCAATCAAATCTGCTGGAGACGATCCGAAGAATAACAAGCTGACCTTTTCAGACGTTCAATTTCCTTTGGCCGCAAAGCTTGTTGTTCGTCTGGCTCGCGGTCAGGACAGCTTTCAGACTTCCAGAGTGTCTCTAACTCGGATCTCTACTTACTCGGCTCGCAACGGTCTTCCCGCCACTCCTCCGATCATCTCGGCAATCTACGATTCAATCACGCTCGCAAACCGGAATGGCTTTCCGCAAGTTGTGCGTAACGTGATGCCGCAAGCACCGTTGGACCCGTTGCTGACTCCAGATGAAACCGCTTGGGCTTGGTTGAAAACCAACGATTCAACCAGCTTGATGATCAAGACCAACCAAGTCGAAAGAAACGAGACTTGGACCTTTGCAGCTTGGGACCTTTTCGCGTATCCATACAACCCAGCATTCTAACACTTACACACTATGGCAGACGAAATTCAGATGACCGCTCGCTTGTACGCTTCCAAAGGTGGTGCGTATCTCCCGAGCGTGACTTACACCAAATCCGCAACGATGGTTGGAACCGACATGGGTTCTCAGACCCAATTGATCGGAACTACCGTTGAAGCTTTGGACGTTCCGGTTGATGTCTCCAGCCCGTACAAGCTGTTGATTTCCAACCTCGACAGCACCAACTTCGTTGAGTTGGGTTTTGTTTCTGGAACCTACACCATGCGGATTCCCGCTGGAGAGACGCTCTTGCTGCCTTACGTTAGCGCGACGTTGTATCTCAAAGCAGATACCAGCAACGTGACGATCCAAGCGACTTTCTGCGAGATCTAACCGTTTGACCTATGGCAAACGAAATCGAAATGACAGCGCGGTTGTATGCGTCCAAAAACGGCGCATCAATCAACCCTCAGACGTTCACCGCTACGGCAAACATGACCGGAAGCGACATGGGTCAAAATACCCAAGATATCGGTTCCGGTTCTGACGAACTGCTTGAGATTGCTGCGGATCTTTCGCTCCCGTATAAGGTGCTGATTAAGAATTTGGACCTCCAAAATGCGGTGTATGTTGGAGTTTCGATTCCTTACCAGTTCCAGATTCCCGCCGGTGAGTTCATGCTGATTCCGCGAGTGGATTCTAACTTGTATCTGCGAGCAGTTATCAGCGGTTCAGTCGTTAAGGTGTTCGCTCAATACTGCGAGATCTAATGGCTGTAACGCTTCCATCTAAGGTGGCAGAGCGCGGCATGAAAGCAGACCATGCTCGCGCAATCAATCAACTGATCGACGCAGTTCGCAAGATCCAGCTTGTAGCTGGACCGGATCAAGCGATTGAACAGACTCCGAACGGGACGACCATCAAGATCAAACAACCTCCAGCCACAATCGTTGGTGGCACTCCTGACGACTTCTTCTATTGATGTATGCCCGTTGCTACAGACAAGCGTCAGCGGATGTTCAATGCGCGGAACTTGAACGATCTGTACGCACGGTTCGACAATAAGTGTGCAAGAGCGTTAGACGGCAAGACCCCGTTCGTTGTTGGTCTCAGTTCCAAGATACCTTTTGGGGTTCAATACGACTATTGTATTGATCCAGCCACAAGCTTCTATGTCACCGGAAGCACTCCAACACAGACGCAGATTGCGATTGAGCTTTCAAAGCTTGAGAGCAAACACTTAGACGTTTCTGGTGGTCAGGTTTACGTTGATCACTACGTCACTTCTTTCAACTCTTCATATTGCAACGTTGGCTCAATTCAAAAGTCTTTTGAGCTACACAAGCGCAATGTTGATGGTATTGACTACGATGTCCATTTAGGTTGGGACGATTGGGATTCTGGTTTCGATTCTTACGTTAGGTCTTACTTTTCTTCAGTTGGATCTGCGCCTTCACTGCCCCCCGGTAGAATTCACAACCACAAGAACGCTGTTGCTGAGATACGGGTTGAAGGTCTTTTGACTTTCAAAATTCTTAACAGTTACAAGCGGTTCGATTGCTGGAGAATTCACAATTGCGGCAGCAAAGACATGAGGGTCTTGCTCCAATTGCCAGACGGCTCAGCGGAGACCAAGACAGTCCCTGCAATGGGCTGTAGATCGTTTAGGCGACACGCTGACGGGACTTGGGCAACAACGTGGAGGGATGGCACTGCTTGCACCTATTTCTTCCCATACTTCACCGGAGATGTTCCCTACTTTGCCGGTGGTCCGCCAATGTATGGACAACCGGACTCTCTTTCCGTATGCATGGAGAGGTCAGCAAAAGCCAACAACATTGCAAACCCGTTTTTGTTGCTGCAATGGATGCGAGCAATGGGCGCATGGGTTGACGCTCGTTTTGCTTATGACATCCGCGCACTGTATCCAGAATACTCAGACCCAACGGATGCGAATACCGCAATCGGGGACGCAATCTTCACTTGGGGACGAGCTAGAGTTCAGATCTACAGCAGCCTCTCTGGCGTTGTCTTTGAGGATTACATCACGGTATTCACCGGAGTGACCGACTTCATGCCTAAGCTTCAACGCATAGGTATCAACGCTGAGGTTTCTGGTGATGTCTTGGTGATGACCAGCAAGAGGCCAAATGCGATTGTCAGAATCTATCCGATTGACTGCAATGTCTTCTTTGGTTCAGCCGATCCATATTGGCAGATCAATCCTACTACAACTTACATTTCAATTGGTTACCCGTCCTACTACTACACCCAGAACGTAGCAACACCAAACACGGCAACCCAATGGCAATCCGGTAACGTCCCAACATGGATGGAAACCATGCGGACGCTTCGGAGACGGGTTGCTGTGGAAGAGGGTTTCCTTAACAGCTTTGACGATGAAATGGATATCTCTGAGGAGAAAGTTGGGATCGTCAGGTTAAGCTCAATTGGATTAACAGTAACAGCATCAACCGCAGTTGGCATTGAGGCATTTGACGCCAACGCTTTAAGCGAGATTCCTAACTACGAACGCAGCGCAAACGTAATAGAATTGCGAACTGAGTTAAGGCCAAAAGGATTCTCACCGGCAATTGGTTATTCTAACAACAAATACATCTCTGCAACTAAAACATACATTATAGCACAGCCAAGTAACCAAAGCGGAATGTATGGATATGTGTTTCCACAGATAAGCACTTCAATTGGTGCTGGAGCATCGTATCCTGCTGTCAATTGTGCTTACATTGCTTCTGGTGGTCCTTGGGCTTTTTCAAGCAGCGTTTACGACTACAATCTTGAGAGGGTTTTCACAACCGATCCGCTGACTCCAGTTACAACCAACGTCTTTGGATCTGATTTCTGGATTAATAAATGGGGAGGAAAAGGCGGTGTTGATGCGTCTGTTAGAATACTTGGGCAACCAAATAAGACAGTACAAAGCAATGGTGTTGCTGATGATGTATTCAAAGACCAAAACAATGCCGCAATGGCTTGTTTGGCTCCGTGGTATACTCAAGTTTCTGTAACCACTACAGAGCAAGCTTACATTGCGGACATCAGATGGACTTCATCCACTTATTTTGATCTTCCTTATAACTCAGGGGCTAACGTTTATAACAACATAGGCAATTTCTATCACAAAATTCCAAAGTCAGCGTTTCTGTGGAATCTGTTGGAGGCTCACGTTTCTGGATGGAATCGGTCCGTCCCGTTAGCTCATGGTGAAGTCTGGTGTCCAATTTACAGCTTTGATGCTGGCGGTGCATTGGTTGCGGATACGCTTGGAGATTTGATTCCGAAGGATACAACGGTCACTTGCTTAGACACAATGTGGGGACCGTCTTTCTTTATTACACAGAGCCAATACGATTCTTTGATTGCTAATGGAATACAAGCAAAGGAGTTGTATGACGTTAGCTTGTCTCAATACTATTGGATAGTTACGCAAATGGATCTGGCAACTTACAGCAGATCAAAGGGATTTACCTCTTTCAATTTTGATTGCTCCAATCAGGTCATTGATGCGTCTGGGGGCATCTTGACTCCTGCAACGGCTTGGGAGCCAATGCGGTCGTATGGCTTCGGTGAGACGACCCAATCTGCGAACTTTGAGGACGTTACCGGAGACCAATTTTACCGCTTCATCCGGTACGTTGATCTTGATGTCGCTTGACAGAAACCCACCGTTGGGTTATTGGTCTCTTCAGCCGATGAAATGTCCGTCATGCAACTGCATTTTTGCCGCAAGCCTCCGCGATCTCGCGAAGGAGTTGGGTGGGGTCAAATCATCTGCAAAGGCCGAAGCTTCTCGCGCAAACGGAAAGCGCGGAGGTAGGCCAAAGAAGACCAATGAAACAAGAAATTATTCCAAGTCAGAAACAGTCCGCGCTCGCGATAATGGCGAGCAAATTCAGCGTTGAACCCGCTCGTTTGCTGGAGACCCTGAAGGCTACGTTGATGCCCAAAGCAACGAACGAAGAGCTTCTGAGCTTCGTTGTCACCGCTAACCAGTACGGACTCAATCCGTTCACGCGAGAGATCTACGCTTTCCCCGCTCGCAACGGTGGAATTCAGCCGGTGGTCAGCGTTGATGGATGGATCAAAATGATGAACTCGCATCCTCAGTTTGACGGCATCCAATTCACGACCGAAGACAAAGATGGGAAACCGTTCTCGGTGACTGCTACGATCCATCTCAAAGACCGGACCCATCCGGTGGAAGTGACTGAGTATTTCTCGGAATGCTCGCGGAATACTGAGCCGTGGAAGGTCAACCCTCGCCGTATGTTGCGACACAAAGCGTTGATCCAATGCGCTCGCGTTGCCTTTGGGTTCAGCGGCATCAGCGACGAAGAGGAGGCCATTCCGCAAGCTCCGGTCAATGTAACTCCATCGCGTCCGATCTTCCGCAGCAAGCTGGAGCCGAAGGTTGAACCGGAAATTGAACCCACTCCGTCTGTGGTTGTTCAACCCACCGAGCTAACTCTTAACGAAGGGAAATCCAATGAGTGACGAACGCAGTGGATTACCGTCAGCGTCCGCAGCGAGCCGATACGCTGCTTGTCTCGGGAGTTGGGACTTGGAGCGTCAAGTTGCCGAAGTCGAATCAACTGGAGACGCAGCAATCGGAAATCGCATTCACGCTGCACTTGCGCTGGAGCCGGTGACCAACCTCACAACTGATGAGACTTGGATAATTGACCGTTGCCGCGAGCAAGAACTGGAATTGGTGAAAGCGACGTTTCCAGAAACCATCGAAGAGCCGAGTGTGTGGCGCGAGAAGCGTTTGCGGTCCATCGATGACCGTGGGGTCAAACTCTGGAGCGGTAAGCCAGACGTTATCTACGTTGTCGGCTCCGCTGGTCTGATTATCGACTACAAGAGCGGTCGCGGTGCAGTCGAGGACGCTGCCGAGAACCTCCAGTTGCGGTGCTTGGTTGCTCTGCTCGACGAGAACTTTGGTTTCACATTCGACCGCATCACTGTGGCAATTGTGCAGCCTCTTGCAGGACTGCCGAGTGTCGCGGTCTACGAGTCAGCGGATATCCGCAATGCAATCGCTGAGTCTGCTGACCTGATGGAGCAGATCCAGAAACTCGGACAACCGCGCACTCCTTCAGAGTCCGCTTGCCGGTACTGCAAAGGGAAACCGTTCTGTCCCGAAGCGCGAGAGTTGGCCGTTGCTCCTCCGTTGAACAATGCGCCAGAAGGTATAACACCAGACGCTATAGCTGCGACGTTGACCAACCAGACGCTTGCAGCGTTCTTGGACCGTGCATCGCAAGCCGAAGCCGTTATTGAAGCTTGTCGTGCAGAAGCTCGACGGAGGTTGAGCGAGGGAGACTCAATCGAAGGTTGGACGCTGAAGGAAGGTGCAGTGCGCGAAACCATCAAAGACACGGAGACCGTTTACCTCCGATTTATCGAAAGTGGCGGGACTTACGAAGACATCATGCCAGCCATAACGATCAACAAGACGAAGCTCAAAGATGCGTTGAAAGTAGCAACCGAGACCAAAGGAAAAGAACTAGAATCAAAGCTGGATCAACTGCTTGCTGGCTGCACTGAAACCAAGACCGGACAACCCACACTTACGAAGATCAAATGAACCAGACCCACCCAATGGAATTGGTCCGCGAGTTCATGCGGACGTATCAGCAATGCATCCCAGAGCGTCCGTTTATGCCCGATCCGGTGACGCAGAATCTGCGGTATCGGCTTATCGACGAAGAGGCCCAAGAACTCGCCGAATCAACTTCCGCTGTCGAGTATCTCGATGCAATCGGAGACCTGCTCTACGTCGTTTATGGAGCCGCTCTAGCCGCTGGATTCTCCCCGCATCAAGTGGACGCTGCTTTCACTGAAATTCACCGCTCCAATATGTCGAAAGTCTGGACTGACGATGAGATTCATTCCATCCCCGCTGACTGCCGGTCTCACCGAGTTGGGGACAACCGCCACATTGTGAGACGGACTGACGGTAAGATCGTGAAGTCACCGAGTTATTCACCGGCTCGACTGGAGGGGTACACTCGATGAGACATCTATGGTCCCGAGGATTCGGACGGCTCCATTCTGACGCTGAAGTTATCACGACTGACGACGGCAAGCGGTTTTTGCTCGCTGTCGTTGAGTTTGAGAAGCGCACTCTTGCGAACGGAAAACCGTACGCACAGCGGGTCACGTTCCGGTCGTTTGACCCAGAGGACATGGACTGCGTGAGGATGCTCACTGAGGGGACGCATATCATGTTCGACGGCGATTGCGATGCGCTCGCTGAAAAGTCGTCAACGGGCTGGTGGTACGCTAATCCGCGCATCACCGGACGAATCCATGAGATCATCCCGCCTCACGATGCATCTTGATTTCCATGTCAGCGGAATCCCAAAAGCTCAACCGCGAGTCAAAGCGTTTGTGCGCGGTGGTCATGCGGGGGTCTACACTCCAGACTCAGCCGAGTCTTGGAAGCAAGCGGTGCGTCAGGAAGCTATCGCAAACGCTCCACGTTGCCTTCTGACGGGTCCGATTAGGTTGCAGCTCGACTTCTTCCTTCCACGACCCAAAGCGCATCTGGACAAGCACGGAGTCCCGAAAGCAAAATCACCAGTCTGGCATTGCAAAAAGCCAGATCTGGACAACCTCATCAAAGCGGTGACGGATGCAATCACCGACACTCAACGAGTCTGGTTGGACGACAGCCAGATTTACCAGATTACAGCGGTGAAAACCTACGCTCTGTACGCTTCGGGATGCAGCGTAAGGATCAACGCTGACTGACTCTTGGAAAGTGCGGCATGGTGCGTAGGGAGATCCTACGACGGGTTAGGTTTCACCCATAGAAACACCGCATTTTCCTAAGGTTTTAGCCGGTTTTTGACCCTCTTGAAGAAAGTTGAAAAAAAATGCAATCTCCTGTTGACGGTAACCTAACGATGGGTTTAGGGTATCTCCATCGACGGCAATCAAGCCGAAGAAAAACGGAAAGAATACGATGAACAAATTGATGACCGCTGTTTGGGATGACAATGCTTGCGTAACTTCTGGAGCCTACGTTGTTGAGGCAACCGGATGGTGGAGCGAAGACGGTAAAGGTTGGTACGGAGTCGAATCTTCTGCGGACCTTAAGAACTCCACGATCCTGTTTCTTGGTGGTGATTTAGACGGCAGCTACAACAAGTAATCACCAACGCGCAACAAACAATAACTCATACCATCAAATACCATGACTTTTCCAAAAGTTATCAAGACCGTTGAGCATATGCATCAGGCCCGATTTGCCTCCGGTCTGCGGATCTACAAGACACAGTTCATCGACGTTGGAGACAGAACGGTTGCTGTCGAGTTTCTGTACCTCAACTCGGGTGATATTCATAGCGTTCGACAACGAGAGCTTCGCGAGGAAGACCGCGAGCTTCTAGCCAATTGAATTGCCAACGTGGGGAGCGCATACGTTAAACGCTCAGAACCATTAACATCCATCAAATACCATGAAGTACCATTGCAGAAACAAAGACAACAAAGTCCTAAGCATTCACCGCAGCATTGAAGAAGCTCTCCGCGCTAGAGACGTTTGGAACCATACCATTGAGCTAATCGGGATCTCCGACGAAAGCGGACGGTTGCTGGAAGCTCAGGAGATCATTCAACACAAAGCCGCCACTTGGATGAAAGGTCTCCGATGAATCTCGGACCTTTGATTGCGGCTCTCATCACCGTGGAGTCTAACGGACGCGACAATGCCATTGGCGACGGTGGTCTGGCTATCGGTGCACTCCAGATCCACAAAGCGGTTGTGGTGGACGTTAACCGGATCGCTGGAACCAGCTACACTCACCAGCAAATGACCAACCGAGTTGCGGCTCGTAAGGTCTGCGAGATCTATCTGACGCACTACGGCAAAGGCTGCACGACCGAGCAATTGGCTCGCAAATGGAATGGAGGCGGTCCCGCTGGTGATAAGAAAACAGCCACAATTCCCTACTGGAACAAAGTTAAACGCAATCTCAAATGAATTCTTCTCAAAGAGTTGTTTTGGAAATTAAGATTGCTCCTGAAAACGGAGTCGTTGAAGAAGGAGGCACAATGATAGTTGAGGTTATTGAAGAATACGGAGAGAGATATGTTCAAATAAAGGATATGCACAATCCAGAATGGATGTTTCCAATTATGGATCAGATACAATGGTCTAGAATTAAAACATCGGTAAACTTTGTTATAAAGATGTGCGAGTAATAGAAAAATTTATGAACAAATCAGTCATCATATCGGAAGACACTCACAAACTACTCAAAGAATACTGCCAGAGCGAAGGCATCAAAACCCAACATCTAGCGGATAGAATCATCCGCGAGTGGCTGGAGAAGAAGAAGGAATCGAAATGAACATCGAACAAACCAAAGAAGCCATCCGCGTGATGCAGGCATTTGTGGATGGGAAGGAGGTCCAACGGCATGGCAAGCATTGGAATCCAAAAGAGTCTTTGAAGCCAGATTGGTCCGATATAGATGAGCCGTGTTGGGATTTTGATAACTGTTACTACCGCATCAAACCCACCCCAACATTCCGCCCGTGGACTGCGGATGAGGTGCCGCTGGGTGCGTGGATGAGGGATTTTTCAAAACAAGACTACCGATGGTTGATTCAAACATCGGGAAACGATGACACACGCAAAGATTGGTTCGTGAACTACGAACACAGCATCGACAACGGCAAAACATGGCTCCCGTGCGGGGTGATGGAGGAAACGAAATGAGCGACACCCCTAGAACAGATGCCGAAGCATTTTGGCCGCATGATTCAAAAGAGAAGGTCTGCGATGCTGTATTCGCTCGCCAACTCGAAGGCGAACTCAACGCGGCCAACGCGGCAGTCGCTGAAGCAGCGGAGCGACTAGCGGAACAGCACATGCGCATCGCCCAACTAGAGCAGGAGAACGATGCCATGCGAGCGGATCTGCTGCTGTGGGAGAATGGAGGGCCGTTGCCGTGAACGACAAATGCTGGCAATACTCGCTAGTGATTCCATGTACTCTGTTGTTCGTGTTTTTGGCTACGATGGGGCTGATCAAGGGGTTTGATAGAGGGACTAATGAAATGCAGCAACAGGCAGTTTTAGCAGGCCATGCAGAGTGGGTGGCCGACAAGAGCGGGAAACCTCAGTTCAAATGGAAGGAGTGCAAATGAGCGAACCAAGCTACTTTTCAACCAACAGCCACCCGATATCCAACCCAACGACGCAGATCATGCGGGTCGATCTGGATGGTGGATTCACGGTCAATGAATCCATACCCGCTACTGATGCAGCCAAAGAAGTGCTTCGGATTATGAAGGAGCAATGGTTTGCCGACCCACAGGCCACAAAGATCCGCGAGCTTCAATCCTGTGTCACCCAACTTGAAAACCGTCTCCGCGCTCTGTGGGACAAGCTAGAAGGTGAGAGGAAGTTCTACGATCAACGCATCCGAGAAATCGAAATAGCTGGCAACGCAATGTACGCATTCGTCAACCCTCCATCTCCGAGCATGAGGACCATCCGAATGGACAACCTGTTGCAAGGATGGGACGACGCTAAGATTGGGAAGGAGGTGAAGCCGTGAGCCATGTTGTTAACGCCAACAAAATGGTCAGCGATACCCCGCGCACAGACCGACAGCCGGTTGTCACCGTGGCGTTCCAGCACTTCGTGAAGGCTGGCTTCGCCCGTCAGCTAGAGAGGCAACTGGCTGGAGCGAACAAGCGGATCAAAGAACTCGAAGCCAAAGTGGATGAACTCCATGACCTCGAAAAATGGTTGGAGGGAAGATGAACCCCGCATTCATCTACCGACACACCATGACTGGCGAAATTGTGGTGGCGGACATGAAGCGAGCGAAAGAATTGGAACCGGCAAGACCGCACTGGAAACTACTCCACTCAATCAATTCGGTCGAGGTGCTGAACTACATCATAGGACTGACACCACGGCAAAGAAACCGATACATCAAGTCACTTACGGAAAATCCATGAGATCAGTTCAAGAGATCATGCGAGAAGGGACCGGCATCAAAGTCCTAAGCCGCAAAGACGTTGGAGAAGCGGTCAGAGCAGCCAAAGCTAAGAAAACAGAGTTCACTAGCTTCTGGACCAGAAAAAGAGGCAAAGCAACAAAATGAGACAATCAACATACATACCACTTAGAGGACACATACCACAAGCAGTTGTATTAGAAGTGCTTGAAGACATTAGCAAAAACAAAACATACAGACAGATCAAAGAAGATTACTCGGTTAGCTTGGGTTGGATACACAAAGTCAGACATAACAAGATTAGAAAATGAGCATACTAACCAAAATCGGAATTACTAAAGAAGCAATCGCAAGACTGTTAGGAGTCCACAAGACGGTTGCAGTTGAGGAACCGCAGTGGAAACCACTCAGCAAGAAGACCAAGCGCGGTCGTGGACGACCCAAAGGTCAGAAGATACCGCAATGGGTAGTTGAAGCGGTCAGGAACTCTCATAAGAGCTTCACTGCAAAGGAACTCTCCACAAAGTATGGAGTCTCTGACTATTGGGTCTGGGCTATACGCAACAACAAGTTCAGAAAGTAACCAAATATAACGATAATCAACGCGAGTGTGTCTTGATTAAGCTCTAATTCTATGATTCTTCAGCATTGTGAACATTACACAGCACCAACGCCGAGTGATGGCGATTGGTTGCAGTCATGGAAACAGAGCCAATCGAGACGCACTCGCTGCGGTGCTTTTGTTTCGCGAGAAGTTCAAACCGCACGAAGTAATTCACCTCGGAGACGCGTACGATCTTGCATCGTTGCGGTCTGGTTCACTCCGAGACCCTCAAGACTCGGATCAAGCCGATGACTATCTCGACGACATTCAAGAGGGAGCAAAGTTCTTGGATGAATTGAGACCAACAGTCTTCACAATGGGCAACCATGACGAACGAGCTAAGAAGTATCTCAATCATCATAACGCTGTTGTAAGAGGTTTTGCTGAAGCTGTATGGGAACGAATGCTAAAACCAATTGAGAAACACTGTCATACGTTTATCAAATACAATGATTGTCACTACAGATCCTTTTACAAGTTGGGTGGATTTCGGTGGGGACATGGAGTCTTATTCGGTGAAAACTTCTTGCGTGATTCCGCTGAAACATTTGGTAACTGCGTTGTGGCTCATGCTCACAGAGCAGGTCAAGCGACTGGTCGCACTCAATCAAATCCGATTGGCTATTGTGTTGGAACTCTTGCAGACATTCCAGCGATGGATTACGCGAGCAAACGACGATCAACCCTAGCATGGTCCCACGGGATTGTTTTTGGGGAATACACAGACAACTCAGCGCAACTCTACCTCCACCAATGGCCTCAAAACGAACAGAAATGGACTCTGCCGAGCTTTTAAGACAGCTTAGGCTCGCAATAGCCAACCAGCCAGAACCAGTCCCAGAAGGGTTTAAGACCTCCGCACAGTGGGCTGATGAGTGGAAAATTACCAATAACGCTGCGGGAATTGTCCTCTGTAAATCAGTCAAAAACGGATTGATAGAGTCCAAAAAGTTTCGCGTAATGTCTGGATCTCGCGGTGTTTATCCCGTCGTGCATTACCGTCTAAAACAATGAAATACAGATCCAAGACCAATCAGAATCTCACCGTTGAGTACATCTCCGAAGCTCAATTGCGTATCGGTGAGACCAAGCGGTTGTGCGTAGTCTACGAGCGTGAGGGTTACTTCTACGTTCGACCGAAAGCCGAGTTCTACGACAAGTTTTCTCTGGACGAAGGTCCAAAGCCGAGTTAGGAGTAAGGAGTCAGCGCAAGCCCTAGGAAGCGAGCGTTGACGCACCATACCTGAAGCCATGTTCAACCAACTTTTCCCCACCCTTTCCGTGACACGTCCCGTCGCTTCAGCGGGAGTTCCTAGCACGGTCTGGGTGGGGTTTCTGTTTGTTACATGAACGAAGACAAGAAGACCCGTAAGGCTCCAGCCTTTCAGTTATACACCGATGACTTCCTAGCTGGAACCATCGAAATGTCCCAAGAAGAAGTTGGTCAATTTATCCGACTTCTTTGCCACCAATGGAACCGCGGTTCAATTCCGGTTGAAACCGAAAAGCAACAGCGGTTGGCTGGCGGTTGCGTCTCGGTTGACGTGCTGGCCAAGTTCGATCACTGCGATGATGGTCTGCTAAGAAACAAGAGGCTCGAATCTGTAAGGACCGAAAAGGGCAAGTTTTTGCAGAGCCAATCGGCAAAAGGCAAGTTATCCGCAGAAAAACGCAGATTGGAGGCTCTGGAGCGTAAAAGTGAATCCAACCAAAATTCAACCGCGGTTGAACCGGTGTTGCAACCGGACGATCAACCGGACACCCAACCGAAATCCAACTCTCCATCTCCATCTCCTACTCCTAATAAGAAAGATACAGCGTCTCCGAAGTCGCCGTGGGATGTTGGCTTCGGTGTTGAGTTACCAAACAGCTTTCAGACAGAGAACTGTCTTCAAGCCGTCAAGCTCTGGCTTCAGTACAAATCGGAGCGTAAAGAGGGATACAAGAAAACTGGACTCACAGCATCACTCACTAAGTGGTCCAACGAGTTTTCTCCTGCTGAGTTCCCGTCTGCTGTTGAGAACTCAATCGCTTCCGGTTGGAAAGGGATATTCCCAACCGGAAAGCAGCAACAACAACCTCAAGCCAAATCCGTCAACCTCAGCCTCAACATTGCGGACTACCAATGAACGATCCGTTTTACGCTGTAGACGACGAATTTGCCGTCATTGGTTGTTGTCTCAACGGTGGGGTTGATACCTGCTCGGATGCGTTCGCTGAGATCCAGACCTCAGCGTTTCAGACTGAGACTCTAGCGATGACCTTCGACGTGTTGAAGTCGTTGGTCGCTGAGTCCAAACCAATCGCGCTCCCCGAAGTCATGCGGGAATGGAAGAAATCCTTCGCTTCAAATCCAGTCCCGTTCGAAGACTGGAACAAAGCGATGGAATCCTCCCCATCACCGGCAAGCTATCCGATGTTCGCCAAAGGTGTTCTTGAAGCCGCTCATCGTCGCCAGCTACGAATCGCTGGAGACCGTCTATTGAGGGAGTCCGCTGTCTCCACCCTCGCAGTCGATCAAATCGTCTCTAATGCCGAACAGGGACTCGCCATTGATGCCTCCAAAGAGACGCTTCAACCCGCAAAGTCTGTTGTTGGGCGATTCATCGACGCAACCCAAGAGAGATTTGAACGAAAGGGTCAACTCTCTGGCATCACTTCTGGGTTCTATCGGCTGGATGAAATGACTGACGGGTTCCAGCTTGGAGAACTTGCCGTCTTGGCCGCTCGTCCATCCATCGGTAAGACCGCAATGGCGATTGCCTTTGCTCAAGCGGCTTCCGTCATTGGTAAGGTTCCCACTCTGTTCGTCTCGCTGGAGATGTCTGACGAGTCAATCGTCCGTCGCATGGTCTCGACTATCGGGTCAGTCCCAATGGGGGATATCCGCACCGGCAACATGACCGAAGGCGGGATGAAGTCCATGAGTCACGCTTGCTCTCGGATCGCATCCAGTCCGCTCCATTTTGTGTCTGGTTCATCTGTAAGCAACATCGCGGCAATCACTGCAACCATCCGTCGAGCGGTTCGCAAGTGGGGGGTGAAGCTGGTAATCATCGACTACCTTCAAAAGATCCACGGTTCCAAGTCTGCCGAGAAGCGAACCTATGAGATCGCAGAGGTCAGCGGACGACTTAAGAGCATTGCAACCGAGTGTAAGGTTGCTGTGGTTTCATTAGCGCAACTCAACAGAGAGAACGAGAAAGAGAAGGGAAGATCACCTAAGCTTACAGATCTTGCTGATTCGGGTCAGATAGAGCGTGACGCTGACTTAGTAATGCTCCTTAACCGCGACCGCTCCCAGAAGTGCGGTGAAGCCATCATTGCAATCGCCAAGCAGCGTGACGGTGAATGCGGAGCCGTAAAGCTATGGTACGACGGTCAGTATTGCCGCTTTGGTGAAATCTCCCCCGATACTTAATCCCAACGATAGGTTGACTGCCATAAACTATTCCTGTAAACTCACCAACGAAAGCAAGAAACACCCACAAACACCATGCAAACCGGTAAGATTGACGTTACAAAGATCGACAAAGCATTCCTATTCAAAGGCAAAGCTGGAACATATTTGGATATTGCACTCATCCCCAACAAGTCTGGCCGAGACCAATACGGTAATGATGGGATGATCGTGCAATCTATTAGCAAAGCAGCACGACAAGAAGGAAAGAAGGGTCCCATCTTGGGTAACTATGCTGACCTAGATAAGCGTGAGCCAGCATCAGTTAAGAAGGTTGCAGCCAATGATCCGCTTGGACCTGAAGATGACATTCCATTTTGATACCATTAACACCCATGACTAACACAGAAAGCTTCTGGGAAGATCCAGACACAGACACTCCACGTTGTGACTTAGAGCAGAAGCGAATTGAAGGACAGTTCCCACCGCATCTCACTACCTTAGCAATGTCTTTTGCTCGACGCTTAGAGCGTGAGATTAACGAACAACGAAGGCGCATCTATGATCTAGAGGACGAGCTAGAGCGTTTAACTCTAGAGTAATATGCATCACAAGCGTTATCTCCATAAGAAGATGGATGTTGATGGTATCAAGAAGGAGGACACGTTAGACATACAAGCTCGCATCACTCTTCTTAATCTAGCTCCTTCCATCGTAACCAACGCGATCAAAGCTGGCTGGATCTCATATCCTGCTAACGCATACGTTGATCCTGAAGAACAAGACCTGACCGAGTGGCTCAAGAAGTATGACTGCGAAAAGGCTTACAACTTAAGACAGAAGGGGATGACTTACCGTGAGATCGGTAAGCTGTTGTGCGTGGGTATTGGTAGGGTTACTGACATACTAAGACGGGGCGAAGAAATAGCAGTGCAACGCAAGCTTGATGCGATAGGTGTTAAGCCTATTGATCTGCCAAAGAAATCCACAGTAGAGAAACATACGACAGTAACTAAGCAACGTAAGAACACTAAGCGATAACGTATGACACAGCGTATAGCAATACCTAATATTGCGTGTATCAGATGCGATGTAACGACCTGTATCACTAACCTAGGAGGCTCCCGCTATCTATAGA